GCGTAGTAGTCGACGGCGGAGCACCACCAGGCGGCGTGGTTCCCGGTGCCGGAACCGGAACGGCTTGTGGCGCAGTAGGCGACGGTGGCGCACCACTAGGTGGCGGTGTTCCTGGTGGGACAGTAGATGTAGGCGGAGAGGTAGGCAACGACGCAGCACGTGCCCACACACGAAGCGCACCTGCTTGTCTGTCCGCTTCCTTTTGAGTCTCAAAGAACTCAATCCTCTCTATCGTCCCGAGGCTACCCATCCTATCTTTTCTCCACTTCGTCACCTTCACAGCCCACTTGCCTGGGTCTCCTTGAGCACCTGGAGAAGCCGGTGGAACGACATCTACAGTGTATGAAACCGTTGGAGGTGGTGGTGCTGTTGGTGTAGCAGACGGTGGCGCACTACCAGGTGGCGTAGCCGTGGGTGGAGTAGCCGCGGGCGGACGAGCGGCCTTTGTAGCCGCTACGTCAATTTCTAACAGACCTTGACTCTGATCCAAGAATATCGGCGGCTTACCAAGCTCCGCAGGTATGATCCTGCCCAATACTCGTGGGACACCATCAGTCCCTACGACCGTGTCACCAGGCTTAACAACTAACCCATCGTCAAAGGCAAACGCTGTAAGTGGTGGACCCGCTTTAGACGGAGTTGGACGTTCCGTTGTGCGCTCTATTTTCCGTTGTTCCTCGAACCACTCACGCGCCTCAGCAAGCGACCACACTCGTGGCGTCGGTGGCTTCAACAGTTCCTTCCAACCTATCGGAGCAAGTCCCCTGTCGGTCAACCTATATCCGTGAACCGTCTTCGGAATTTCCATTCCGGCGAACGGCAAGAGCGACGTCAACGTTGAGGCAAGGTTCTCCGCACTGAAGGGGTCTAACTGACCCTCAAACATTGGATAGCCTGCTAACTTGCCGCCTAGCTGTCTCCCAGCTTCCATTGTGCCAAGCATACCGCCCCAGTGACCTACTTCCTCAGCACCTTTCGCAAGAACTCGTCCGGCGACTGGAGTTTTGAGCAAACGCCTTGATACAGGCGTAGAAAGCCATCTGCCCGCACGTGAACCAAGAGGCACTAGACCAAAAGTGGCAGTAGACACACCGGCTTGTGGTATGCTACCAGTTTCGCCATAACTGCTGGCAGCTACGTCCGTAAGTGCAGCAAGCTTGCCCCAAGGACCAAGCGCCGCAAGACCTACTTGCCCTGCCAAACGAGGCAACCCCCGTGCGGCTTGTTCCGAAGCTTGACCGATTGAGACTTGCTTCTCAGGCTCAGCACCAAGGAGTTTAGCAATACTTGAAGCAACTCCGTAAGCACCCCTGCCAAGCGGTTCAGCAACAGGCGCAACAAGACTTTCGAGGAATTTGTTGTAGTCGTGCGACGCCAACCGCACCCTGCCGAAACTACCAGGCGGCACAGCTTCGGGGCTAACATACTTTCGCAGCAGGTTAACAGTGTCCTGGACGGAACCACGATACTGTGGTGCTTGTCGTTTCAAATAGTCGTGAAACGCACGAACATCGTCGAAACTTAGCAAGCTTTCGGCTGGTGGAGAGTATGGTAAAGTCTTGCGACGACCCGAAACTTCCTCTCGCCACAGCTCCTTCAAGGTCTTGCCACGAGCCAAATCTTTCAACCCCTGCCTGTCCAGCGAGTCGACTGATGGTAATATCGTCATAAGCTTAACGCTTCTAAAACGGCTGGTCCTGAGATCATAAGTTTAATAAGGATATGAACTAAATCCAAACGGGGAAACCCACTTGTTCGTGCCCTGCGGTGCATTAGTTCGCACACCTGGCGCGCCACCCAGTGGACCACCTTGTAATGCGTTAGTTTGTGACCGCTTGAAGTCTAGAAGCCATTGCAACATTTGCGAACGCATCTGGTCATTCGCACTAGGTGCTGCCGTAATTCCGGCTTTCTTGAACAGTTCAGTTTGCACTTCAGGATCAAAACCACCGAACCAGGGACTACTCATCAACACCTTGGTCAGCTCGTGCGCACGCAAAGTAAGAGCGTCCCGGTTCGCCTGCTTGAGTGCTGCTGCCTGCTCCGCTAATATGTCATGTTGCAAAGGCTGTGCCCGCAAAGCGTTCAAAGCCCCCGCGCCAGTCGTCAAAGCGTTCAACTGCGGTTCTGTGAGACCGAAAATTCGCGGATATGTCGTCTCAGCTTCAACTCGCCTACGTTCAGCAGCCTCTAATTCACGCAACTGAATAGGTGCCCACTTTCGAGCTTCTCCTAGTTGAAACCGCTTAAGGTCAGTATCCACTTCACGTCCTGGGATATCTGCTTGCACAAGTCTGCTCTGCGCTCCCAAGTAGTCAGCATGTGCCGACTGAGAACGTTCTGGAGCTGTCAACAAACTAGGCGTTTTAACCAACTCACGAGACCTTGTAGTCTGCTCACCCGCTTGAGCCATTCCGCGTTGCCAGTCTGCTTCAGATGCAGCACGGCCAGCTTTCGTGAGGGCAAACAGACCGCCCGCCACATTAGGTGCCCGACTCAGTCCGTAAAGCATCGAACCTAGTCCGCCCATGTCTTGAGCAGCCACCGGCGGGTGCTCCTGTTGTCGCTGATTAAACATCGTGTTAGCACTCAGTGCTCCAAGCACACCAAGAGGAATTGGAGATGACATATTAACAATCCTTTCCTAAAATGTCCCAACAACCAAACCAACAATAGCACAATGGTTTCCACAACCACCCGGCACCACGCCTTGCGTAGTGCCACTCACCGAAGCGTAAAAACGGCTTGACCATAACCTCATTCACTGCATGTTTGACAAATGAAAATCGTTGCATCAGTGGAACGAGCCATTGTGCCATTCGCACGTAACCCGAACGACGACGAGGAGTGCAGAACTCATCACGGCCTCTTCGGACATACTCAGGAAGCACCCCATTTAGTGCTTCAAGAAAGATGAAACAGCACAACTGTGTTCCCATTTGCCAGCCAAACTGGCTACCCGCTCCACGTAGGTTCTCAGTAGTCTTAGACTTAGGACTTCCAAGCACCTCAGACGCGAGCGTAAGGTTCTGCAAATTAGTCCCACGCAGACCTGCCATCGGCTGTGTCGCACCAAGCATACGGCCTTCTCGGTCACCAACCGAACCAGCAAGCTGTGTTTGGGCTTGAAGTGACGTGCCACGTCTCGCGCTCTCAATCGCGTTCGCAAGTTGCACAGCACCAGACACGAGAGCGTCTTGTTGCCGTGCCCTTTGGTCAACCTCACGAAAGCGGTTCAGCGACATATCAGTCCCTAACTCAGACAAACCGATTCCCTGCCTTCCCGCCGCACCGCGAACACTTGCTGGCCCACTCTGCATCGCGGCTTTTGCTTTGTCAAACGACCGCTCATAAAGTGCCCTCGTTGAGTCCTCATAATTTGTTCCACTGTTCGCAATCAACGCTTGCAAAGCAGACTCGCCAGTGTATCCACCTGTCGGTAGGCTAAGCACGTTCTGCAACAAACCGCTACCAGGGACATCGTTTGCGTTCCTACTAAACAGTCCGCCAAGAAACCCAAGCTCTGCGTCCGACAACGTCGAAGGAACCGTGGGCTGCGTGTAATTCTGTGTAAGGAGATTAGCTAACTGTGCAGGCAGCTCGTAAAGACGCTGCAACTCCGAAGTTCCCGTCCGTTCAAACTTCTCTTCACGTTGTTCAACACTGCCACCGCACATCACGCCCTCACTGTGTGGCCACAACGACTTCTCTGCTGCAACAATCCGCTGCGCTGCTTTCAGACAAACTTCAAAGTTCACGTTCATATACATTTCTCGTATGCGTCAAACCGTATCTTGACAGAACCAGGCGGGCATAAGCTGAATCAGGTCCATGTCTGCAAACACTTATTACCCGCTTCACATTGTGCCTTGCGATAAAGTCCTTAATTGGTGCAATCCACGCGCGGCTTACAGTAGGGTGCTGCACAAAGGCAAAACTCAATGTCGCTTGCACGTTCCCGTAGATGTCCAAAGATTTGTGCACGACTAATGAGTCTGTAAGTGCCCCTTCATAGTATGCTACTAGGATCAAGTCGTCGTTCTTCAAACAGTCAAGCAGAAAGTTAAAGACCCCATTATAGTTGTCTATGTCTACAGCAAGCTCTGGACAAGACTCCAAGTGCGCTCGCAAGTTGGGCCAATGTTCAATTAACAACGGCAAGCTGTTAATTACGACAAGTTGCGAGAGAACAGAATTGCTGTGCGTCTGAACTTCCATACTTTCTCAAACAACCGAAAGCTTGATCCGTTTATTCTATGAGACCACGCTTGCAAAGATTTGAACTTGTTAGCACGCGCCCACATTGCTATGAACTCAAGACCTTGACTTGCAGCAGTCGGGACTCCGTCGGAATATCCTAGCACGAGTAGGCACGTCGGGTTTGTTTTTACCAACGTATTGTCCACAACTATGCCTACAAAACACGTCTTCTTATCTAACATCCCTACCAAACAAAGCCCCTTGTTAGGGAACGAGTTCATGGCTTGCAACGCAACGACAAGTAACGAGCCTTCGTCGAGGTCTTGCAACTGTGGCGCGGCTTGCAATTTCAACAAACCACGACGCAAGAAAGGCCAATGCTGTTGCAGCTCGGACCATGCTGTCAAAGGCTTGAACTCAATGTTCGGCTTGCTTGCCATAAATGTTGTCTATGAAGCCACTGAAGACAAAGTTTCGAACCCCGCCACCAAGTCCGCGGACTTCAGTCTTGCGAGTGCACGAAGGAATCCCATTCAGCCTTACCTCACAATAGTTACACGGCACCACTACGTGTGTATCTGCGTGGTCGTAGTATTGCAAATAATCCTTATTGTCCTGCTCCAAACGTAATTTGACCGTGCCTGACGGAAGGATTATTTGTGGAGTTTCGTAGGCAATAGTTACAGCTCCGTCTGGATTACCCGCTGTCCCTCGATTCAACCAATACGACTCAAGCAGCTCACCCGCGTTGTTCAAAGCCATGATACGTATTGTGTCCCAGTTGATCGCTGCTGGTGAACCACCAATAAGGGCATACTTACAAAGAAACGTCCCCCCAACGTAAGACTGTAAGCAAAACGTCCCGGAAACGTCAAAGCGCACAACAAAGACACCTTCGTAAGCAGGCAACACGTAGTCCATCCAGTCTTTAGTCAACAAAGTTGGTATGTCTCGCTTTGTCATGACGGGTAGTAAGTAAAGACGAGATTTGGAATCCAATAAGTGCCCAATGTATCGACTATGCTGCTTCCACCAGACTCCCACTCGTAAGGATTATATGTCGTTTCAAGCTCCGCCTTGAACAACATGTTCATAGTGCCGTTTTGCCCATACACGAAATAAATCCCAACGAGGCGACGAAACGTCCCAGTGATGTGCAACACTGACTTTATCCGCGTCCAGTAGTCCGGCTTACCCGGTGCGGGCACTTGCACAATACGTTCCTCTAAATACTTGCAGTGCTTCGTCCGAATAAACTCATGAATTACTCCACCAGCTGGTAGGTGGCCGAAGAAGAAAAAGTTCTCGTATGGATAGTCAAATGCGTTCCCTGGTGCATGTCCCCACGTCCCGGCACCATATTCCGGTGGTGCCACGTCAGGCCAGAACGCATAGACATTTTTGAACACGTTCGTAGCCTTCTCGTAGTAAGCAAGCTGGCACGACTTATACATATAAGTTGCTCCACCTGGTTCCGTTCTTGTGGTTCCATCAAGTTGCAAAATACTCAACGGCGGGTAACCCGTATTGTAGCGATGCGACCAAAGCTCCGAGCGAAGAACCTTGTTCGTAACACCATTCTGTGTCAAAGTGGTCAACACTGAATCCGTCGGATTCCCAATCGTTCTTGGTGAGAACTTATAGCGAAGCAAAGTCCCAGCAGCACGTGGAAAGCTCAAACGACCCTCAGGTAACGTAGCAGTCCACTCGCTAGCTGCTGACCACGACACAGCGTCGTCAACTAGATTCCTTGAAGCGTGGTAAACGTCCAACTTTGCTGAGTTGCCTAAACTAGCATGGACCGTCATGCTGTCGACTTCTTTCTGGCCTTGCAGTTGGCCGTAATGCTTGTCACCAGTCTCCAGCACGGGAACTCCCTGTGGCAACAACAAATTAGCTGCAACCGAGTCGTCCGCTTCTCGCAATAACTGACCACAACGACTGCCATAAAGTAGTGAAGGAATCAACTTACTACGTCCCAACAAGCTAGCAGAACTCGTGAACTGTTCGCACTTTTCAGTCGAATAGTCCGAAAAGGCTCTCGCTATGTCTAACTCGTGCGCATGAAACCCATGAACGTCTTCGACGTCTCTAGTCGTCCACGTCTTGTATTTGAGGTTGTAAGCAACCGCTTTGTCTATTGCACCTGTTGACGCTGTCGAACAGAATAACCAAACAAGCTCCCATCTTACGGGGTCAAAGTAGCCCCACGTGCGTTGCTGCAAAGCGACATCAGTCGTCAGATTGTCAACGACATACTGAACAATCTCCTCACCAATGGGTTTGACACCTTCAAGCGACGACGCATAAGCCATCCTTCGTTTCTGGTCAAGGAAGTAGTGAAAATTGCCAACCTTAATCAGACCGTAACGGAAGGAACTACCAATCCCCGTATTGACGCTCTGTATCCGCACAATCTTCGGGAGTCCGACATACTCCATGACGATGATTGCATCGGTTGTGTAAATCGCTCGAAGATCACCAAAGGTGCCAATTCCAGTTACAGGTCCAACCCAGTCCCAAAAATCGTAGTGGTCGGCTTCGTTTGTTGAAGCAGCGGCCCACTTCGTGAAGTCGTAAAGATGTGACCACGAGATGCGACTTTCCAACGTTGTTCCGCTCACAACCGGGCAACCTAAAAGCAAGTGCTCAAACCAAGTGTCTATGTAACGACCAGCGGGTGCATCCAAGTAGTCGCACTGTGTTCCGTCCGTTCCGAAGACCGGGTTCGCCTCGTTCACTGCATAAAGCTTACCCCCGTGTTGAGTGACAGACCAACGACGGTAGAAGATGCTTTCACGTATCTCGGAGAGTTGGTATGCGACATAAAGCTGACGCGTATCGAAAGCGTCGCTTGCTTTGTAAGTGATTCGATAAAGCCCGTCTGTGGTGTAAACAAGCAGGTGTCCTACGTCATCCAAAGCCTTCACTACGTGAATTTCTTGGACAAACTCATCAACCCAACCAGGACCAATGCTGTGCCATACGCACTTACGGGGAACCTGCGTGATTGACGTTGTGCAGTAAACGTTGTGCGCTTGTCTCCATGCACCTTCAGGAATCAGGTGGGGACGAATGCCGTAGTTGGCCCCACCAGTGACCTGAATGTGATGTTGTGGTTGTTTAGAAGTTGGCATGTTACATGCGAATCATGGAGACGAAACAGTAAAGCTCGCTTCTATCATCAACACTACAAGGAATACCAAAGCCGTTGGTTGCTTTGACCAACTGGGTCCAATGACGAATACGAAATTGGTCCGCGGCCGCGAGTGTAACGACAAAATCAAGAGTAGCATGTGTCTGCTCGCCAGCACCAGCAAACTCGTTGGGGCCGAAATATGGTGGCGGAACGAGTACAGGCGACCGCCACAGTTGAAACAACAAACAGTGATACCCAACACTGTATGCAGGCGCAGAACAGCGAACCAAATACTTGCCTACACCAGCAGCTTGCACTGTCAGCGTGCCATTAGAAGCGACTGAAAAGGGTGTAGCCGAGAAGTTCTCATGGGCAAGCGTCCAGGTAATACCACTGCCACGATTGCCAGTCAGTGCCCACGTGGTTACGTCAAACGGCCCTTCGGAAGGACCACCTGCATAACCTTTCGTAGGTACCTCCGAGAGCGTAACAATACTAGCAGCAGACAAGAGACCAGAAGTGAGAGTCAGCACGCCAGTGTTGCTGATGGTTCCGGCTCCACTCAATGTCACAGCAGTCCAGCCGCCTGATTTACACACCAAAATCTGGGCATCCGCGCCACTGGTTATCTTGTTCGTCGCAATCCCGGCAGCAGCAATCTTGTCGCTGGTTACAGCACCGTTCGCTATTTTCGTCTCCGTGGCTGCGTTGTCGGCCAACTTGTCCGCAGTTACAGCATTGGCTGCCAGGTCAGTCGTGCCGATTGTGCCCGCGCCTATGTGTTGATACATTGCACCAGCGGCCCCGCATACCTCGCCACCTTTTATTTTTGGTCCTGTGATGACCTCGTCGGCCAGGTCAGTAGTCCCTATTGAAGCAGCCGTGATCTTACTAATCCCAGCAGCAGCCCCTGTAAGCTCCAAATCGCCATAATCCTCAGTTCCCAACGAACCAGCTTTGATGTGACTGTTGGTCGGGACAGCCAAGTCGCACGCACCAATAATCCCTTGTGCAGCATTTGCCGCCGACGTCACTATGCCAGCCTTCAGTTGCCCAGTCACCGGGTCAAGAGAGACTGCAAGGTGCGTGTTGTAAATGCTCTTAACTTGACGCAGCGCGGCAGGAAGCAAGTTAATCGCTTCAGCATCCGCTGGTGTAGCCGTGTTAAGATTGTTCGTGTTGGGCAGACCCAAACCTTCGCTGTAGCTTGTCATATTAGTCCAAATCTATTTCTGCGGTGTTGCCGATAATATCGTCGTTCCATTTCACAAGACTATCCCAGGAGTCTTGCACAATCTGTGCAGAAATCAACACTCGCTCGTCTTCTTTCAAGAAGTAGTTAAGCTCTGCAATCGAGCGATACACCAAGAAGTCTTGCCCGTAGTCCAGCAAGAAGTCGTGGTCGGCCTCGGGGTTTATTTCGTAAGCGGCCGTGACAGGGAAGATGTCACCCGTAAGGTGCAACTGTGTCGCAGCAACGTTATCAACGAGAGCAGTTGCCGAACTTACCATATTCTTAACCGTATCTCCTATCTTGACATCTAGTGCAACGAAGTTCTTGCCCGTGTCGACCAAGTAACCTGCAAGGACGCCACTAGCCGTCCCCGTGATGACATCTCTGTATGGCGGTAACCACTTGATTACATCAAGGTAAACCGTGAACGTTGTCCCACCAAGCATGTCGGTATCAGGGGGAGTTACGTAAATCGTCTTACCCATTTGCACTAAGCCAATGGGGTAAGTCACAGGATACGTGGATTGTTCAAGAACTGGCACGTTCAGCCGGTCAAGTTGCCTACGTAGACGTTGCAAGTGCTTGTCACGAGAGTAGACAAGAATTGGCACACCCGTGTTGGTGAGAAAAGCCGCTCGTATCTGCTTAACGTCGATCACCAAGCTCGTAGAGAGTTCCTTAGCAGCAGTAAGACTACCACCATTCAAGTAATGAACTGACTCTACTTTGGCCTGGACACGAGCAAACTCGAAATTCAATTTCCGCTGACAATAACGCTTCGCGTTGTTAATTGCTTGTTGGAGCAAGTCTTGTCCGTTGATAGAAAAGGCCGCTGGCGTCCGGTTCATGAACGCGGCTACTACGTAGCGCAAGTCTGTTAAAGTGCTCACTTCCTTAACTCCCCTTCGATTCTGTCGATGTTCTCATCAGCTTCTCCTGCAAGAACGCAGCAACAATAAGCGACAAAAGCAACCCAAACAATGGCTAGCGTTATGCAAATCCAGAACATGCAAAAGGGGCTGGTGGGGCTTTTACCCCACCAGCCGTTGAGTTATTCGCCCGACGGTTTCCCACCAAGCTTGCCGAACTTCGTAGCAGGAGTCGAATACTGCTGCGTTACGTTCGTTGCACTCTCAGCGGGAGTGTCCTCTGCCTGACCAGAGATCATCTTCGTGTCGTTCACTTCTTTGCCGCTGTCAGGTGTAAGCGACAAATCCCGAAGGTTTCTTACAGTTTCCATGTGTCTTATCGGTAGCCGTGCACTTCGATTCTTCCAGTGCAAGTCAAGTCAGCAGGGTCAGCACGGTTAGCATCCGTTGCTTGACATGGGTTCATTGTGTAGACTGCACTGCCATCACTTGACGGGACAGCAGGATACACTTTCGTGTTCGTGCAGTCGAGCAAGTTTCCACAACTCTCGACCTTTGAGTAACCGAGAGCCGATGCCGTAATCTTGTTAGTAGTGCTTCCTTGACCAGTGAGCGTCAATGTGAGCAAGGAGCCAACTCGGTCCTTGCCTGCAACTCCACCCTCGGTCCAGGCTCGCACAACACTAACAGCCGATGATGCTAAGTCTGCCATAAGCTTATGGAGTGTAATCCTGCACGTTTTGCAGATACATGAAGGATTCAGGGAACCGTAGTTCGAGACCGCCCTCACCACGCCACTCATCCATCCTGTAATCTGCGTCGTTCGGTTGCAAGTTTTTCAGCAACTTGGTATCGCGCTGACCCAATACCCGCCAACGCAGGTTGCCCATATCTACGAACAAGGCGTTGTATCTCTTCACTGCGTTCTGCGAGAAAAGAGGATGCGTCTTGTAGTAGATTGTCCCAAACGGGGTTTCGTGCGCAACAACGTTCATCCCGTAGGTATCGTCGAGCGGTAGTGACGCATTAAGCGTCGATTTCGAGCGATACATCTGGTTGACCGTCTGCAAGAAACCGCTACCACAAACACAGAGCTTCTCGTTCGACGTAGAGTTCGTGACACGAAACACCCGCTCCAGGTATTTGTCGTAGGTTTTCTCATTCAACGAACCACCACTATTCGTAATGATTCGCTTGTTGTCGTCCGTGTCCAAGGTCGCAGCCGTGTTGCCGTAAGTGCTCCCGGCTTCCCACAACTTCAGGAACCAAAGAATCCCGCCAGAAGTGTAAGTCGGAAGACCTGCACCAGTGTCAGGATTGATTGCTTCCACAACGTGGTGGAGTCCCCGTTCACCTTCGAGAATGGCCTGTTCCATCTCGATCATGTGGTTAACGGAGTGTTCCTTTGCCTTGTCCTTATACGGACCCGTCTTGTCAAACTTCAACGAAGTATCAAGGGAAGAACCCGTGAACGTGAACTTCGTTCTGAAGATTTGAGTGTAGTTCTCAATGTTCACTGGGAGATTGTAAGTCTCACCAATGCCTGAGAGTGTTCGCCCTTGTGCGTAGGCTGAACCGATTACGAGAACTTCTTTGGCGTTGTTCTCGTTGTTGCCGTTCAGAACCGCAGTAAGTGCCGTAAGTGCACGGAACGTGATGTAAGGAGTAGCAGCCAGTGAGGTTATGATACCTTTGGCGTCGCCCGTGCCACCAGTAATGTCAACCTTGCAACGGAAGACATGGCCGACACGGAACAGGTCAGTTGAAGCTACCTTTATCCTGTAAACCGTCCCAACAACCATGTTGAACGGGGAAGCAATGTTACCACCGTTTTCGTCCTGAAACGGCCCATTAGCCGTTGATACTGTCGTCGAGCGTTGCTCCAACAACCTCTTCTCCCACCAAGAGAACTTCGCGTCGTTTGTCGGGTCTGTTTTGATCATTGACAACAGACCGGCGAGCGGAAATGCCCCGTTGGGATAGAAGTAGAACACTTGCCGACGAATGTTCGTAAAGCGTTGATTTGCAACGCTTTCTGTGTGAACTAAGCCAAGTATTGGCATATTAGTCGAAGAAAACCTCTAACCCGGGCGGACCTCCACCCTTGTTAGAAGTCTGACTACCACCGATTTGCCCGCCACTCGACAACGGGGGCATCCGAGAACCAGTTGTAGCCTGCTGTCGCTTTCCTGTGTCTCCACCAGCACTCGCTGGATTCGACTCTAGGCCAAGTTGTTTGAGAATCTCTCTAACGTTGGCCGCTACTGCCTCAAACGCTTGCTCTTTTGTTAGAGTCTGAGAAGCGTTTTGAGTCAGATTCTTTGCAACCTGGTCAACAAGAGCCTCACGACCCTGAAACTCAGGGTAAGTTCGGTAGAACTCGTCGGCCAGTTGCTTATATTGTTGTGTCCGCAGGATTTCTGCGTAAGGTTTGAACTGCTCGTTGAACTCACTCTTCCAACGAGCGAGCTGTGCGCCCGCTATAGTCACCGCTTGCCTCGCAATGGCTTGAAACATGTCGTTCAAATGCGCTCTGACTGCCTCGACTGACTGCTCGTCTTCACCACGAAGGCCAGTAATCAGCTTGGTCACGTGTTCAGGAGTGACTTTGAACACGTTGAACGCTTTGTCCAACTCTTCTTGCGTTGGTTGTCGCTCAGTTTCGGTCTGTTTCCGAGATTCGGTTACAGCCCCGCTCACGATGCTCGCCACATCCTCTTTGGTGAGGCGAATTGGCTCGTCTTTGGCTACGTCTGTAAGGGGAGCGGCTGGTGACGCTATGGCATCGCCGTCATACACATCCGCATCGCCCTGTTCATCGGGATTCATTGATAGCTGATGTTAGTGTTTCGTTGACAATACTCAAGTATTGAAGTAATCGAGCACGTCCTTGAGCTTGTCCTATTGTTTTCTCACGTGCCAGCACGTCACCCACACTTTGTGGGCTGCTGTTCAAAGCTTCTGAAACAAGAGCGTCCGTATCGTCACTTAGGACTCGGATGAGGAACATGAACGCCTCTTGGTTGGAGAGGGACGAGAATAGCGAGAGTGCTTGTTCAGGACTCAGTCGCTTTTCTTCAAGCCATTGGTTGAGTGTTAACATTTGGTTGTGGTGCGGTTTTCAGAGTGAATCTTGTGGGGTTACGTATCCCACGTAATTGCATAGCTTCAAGCATCATTGCACGAGGGTCGAGCTGTAAGGCTAGAGCGGACTGTGGTTGACGCACAAGCTCGACGAGGATTTCTTCGAGTGTTTGTGCGAGGAGTGCCCGCTCAGACGGTAACGTCCCATCAAAGACCTCGAACTCGTATTCTCCAACCATGTCGTCCCTTGTGGCTTTCAAGAAACCGGGATCAGCATCGCCAAGTCCAACAATACGCACAAACGTGGCTTCATCCAGACCTGCTCGTAGGTTGGCGAGCATCTGACGGGCCAGCGGCTCTAGGGCGGTGCGGAAGAGCAACAAGGCCACAAGTTTCAGACGTGAGGCAGCTCCCATACCAACGTTGCGCGACTCTGTGGCAGAACGCCGACCCCGGTAAAATTGACCCATGACGTTGTCACCGATGCCAGTGACTATCTGAACAATTTGTTGTAAAAACTGAGCGTCGGTGAGGTGGTTCGTCGTTACGTCGTTGACGTTCAACTGCTTGAGCCAACGGTCAACACCGCCCTGCCGTTGTGCTTCGGACTTCAAGCGGATGACCGGTCGCCGTGCCTCAAGGTCGCTCATTTCGATACCAGAAGGGTCGACAATCAAGAAGTTCGATATGACCTTACGAACGCTTGTGATGCGCGAGCTGATGAACCATGAGATGACGCTTTGTAGTTGGTCTATTGTGTCGCTTAGTCCTTGGTTAGTTACTCGAAGTAGGTCTGGATCGTATTCGCCCACGACGTAGGTGTATTCTCCGTGTGGGTAGTCGAGCGGTTCGAAACGAACAATCCTGTGGTCGTTGGCGATCCAGATGAGGTATTTTACTGGGTAGTCTTCGTCACCGAGACGCTCGTCGTCCACGCTCCACAAACGGGGCACAAGCGTGCGTTGCATCTCAGTGATCAAGAACGGCCCTTTGGCTGAGGCAAAGGGCGTTGTGGTGAGGAAGGAA